ATGCTCATCATCGAAGGGCGCATCCAGCAGAAAGGCGATGCCTGGAAGACCGGCAGCATCGTCGGCGTTTCCTACCCGATCACCTCGATCACCTACTACAAGCATGTGATCGACGGGCAGCTGATCCACGAGATCGACATGGTCAACGCCATCCAGATCGTGAACGGCATCGACCAGGGAACCGGTATGCGCACCGCGCTGGGGCTGGCCGCGTCATGAGCCGGAGCAAGACCTTTGAGCTGAGCCAACCCGTCAAGATTGGCGGCGAGACGTTCACCGAGGTGACGATGCGCACCTTCAAGGGCAGCGCCGTGGCGGCGTTCGTCGCTCGACGTGAAGAGATCGCCGAGGCTGGCAACGAGAACGCACAGTACATTCTCTGTTCGATCTCGGCCGACGCACCGCGTGAGCTTTTCGAAGAGATGGAGCTCGAGGACTACGCACTCATCCTGGCGTTTATGCAGCCGCATTTCTCCAAGCTGATGGAAGCAGTGGGAAACGCGTCGCCGGCAAAAACGACGAAGAGTTCGGGCCAGGCAAGTGCCTGACACTGATTGCTCGCGTCATGGGCCTCGACCCTGGTCAACTGTCGCTCGATGAATTCGCCTTTTGGTCTGAACGCGCGATCGCGATTGTTCTAACGCCGCCACCCGAGCCTGACGACAAGTAAGAGGAGGCTGCCGTGTCGATCGACGTCGCCGTGATCCTCTCTCTGGTTGATCGGCTCTCTGGTCCGGCTGACCGGGCGCGCGGCTCTCTGTCCAACATTGGAGCCGCAGCTGGGCGGATCGCCCGTGTCGGCATGCTCGCAGCCGGTGCGGCCGCCACCATGACGGCCGGGGCTCTAGCCAACTCCACCACCCAAGCAATCGCCTTCGAAGCGGCGATGGCCGATGTCGCCAAGGTTGTCGACTTCGATGTTGGCGGCGTTGCCGATGGTCTTGTCGATCTTTCACGCGAGACCGGCATGGCTGCTGAGGATTTGGCCTCGCTGGCAGCGGCGGCAGGCCAGGCAGGCATGGACACGCAGGCTGCGGTCCTCGATTTCACCGATATGGCTTCGACAGTTGGCGTGGCCTTCGATCTGCCAGCCGCCTATGTCGGCGATGCCATGGCGGGCATGCAGACGGCTTTGGGCACGACCGTCGAACAAACCGGTCGGCTGGCGGATGCCATCAACCACCTGTCCAACAACACCGCAGCCAATGCAGCGAGGCTGCTCGACTTTGGGCAGCGAGCCGCATCGGTCGGTGAGCAGTATGGCTTTGCGGCCGAGGAGGCTTTGGCCGTCGGCGGCGCGATGATTGCCACGGGCGCACAAGCGGAGGTGGCAGCAACCTCCTTCCGCGCTGTGGGCCGGGCACTGACGGCAGGCGCCAGCGCCACCTCAAGGCAGTCCGAGGCGTTGGAACGTTTAGGGCTCGATGCCGAGCAGGTCGCTCGCACGATGCAAGAGGACGCGGTCGGCACGCTGCGTGACGTCATCGCCCGCTTGGGAGACGTCGAGGATCATCTTCGCGCCTCGACCATCAGCGATATCTTTGGTGATGAAGCGCGCGCGATCGCACCGCTGATCAACAATCTGGATGTGCTCGACCAGTCGCTGAACCTGGTCGCTGACAGTGCAGCCTATGCCGGATCGGCGCAAGAAGAGTTCGCGGCGCGCGCCGACACGGCCGCCTTCCGGATCGACGCTATTCAGGCGAACTGGACAGCGCTGAGCCGCGAAGCCGGCAACGCCTTGATGCCGGCCCTCAACGAGGGTTTGGAGCGCCTTCTCGGCAATCTGCAGAGCGCTGATCTTCAGGACAATTGGTTCTTCCGGCTTTCCGACAACATCGGCAACTTCGCCGAAGGTGCGCTCGGCATGGCGGCCGCCGCCGATGAGATGACGCGGTTCCATGAGGCAGGCGCGCAGGCCGCCTTGGTGATGGATGAACTGTCGGCGCGCGGCTCAGCGTTCACCTCCGGTTTCGCTGAGGGTTTTGCCAGCAACTCTGAAGAACTGTCCGCCGCCTTCGACGGGCTTGGCGAAGCGCTTACCCAGCTATTTGGCGCCGATGGCGAGGGCGGCTGGATGGAAGCCCTATTCGGTACCGAGGCCGGCTGGGCTTCGGTCGGTGAAGAGTTGGGTGCGTCCATCGCCTCGACCCTCACCACGATCGTCAATGCCGTGACCGAGGTGGTCGAGCTGATCGAAGCGGTCCAGGGCGGCATGGATGGGATCATCGACTGGTTCGGCGATCTTGGCGAGCGAATAAATTCCATCGAGTTCGACTGGTCCTTTTTGCCAGAGCCTCCAGCGTGGATGACGGACGCCGGAGGCGCGTTCTTCAACTGGCTGGACCGCCTGCGCGGTGGCGATGCGGCAGACGCGGCGGAGAGCATGGAGCGGCTGGCAAGCGCCGTCCCTGACAGCGTCACGGCTGTTGACGTCTCCTCGCTTCAACAGGCCGATGCCGCTGCATCGTCGCTCGCCGATGCCATGCAACGCGCCGGCGAGATCGACCTTGCACCCGTTGTCCGCGCCGCTCTGAACGAAGCGCAGTCCGTGCTTGCCTCAGAAGATTGGTCGGGCCATGGCGCACGGCTGATGGACACGCTGGCGGCCGGTGTTCGCTCGGGTTCTGGACCTTTGGCCTCTGCGGTATCGGCTGCGATCAGTCAGGGAGTGTCGCAAGGCGTTGCTGCCGGCCTTTCCTCAGCCTACGACGCCCGCCGCCAGTCGGCCCTGCAGGACGGGGCTGAGTGATGCTGGCGGCGCTTGGTCCTTTCCGCTTCGACGTTACCGGGTTGCCTGCCCATGAGATCGGCCGCGAGACGTCCGGCCGCTGGCCGTCTCATGATGTGGTTGGTACCGCGCCGGTACTGGAGTTCGTCGGGCCTGGCACCGATGAAGTCACCATCAACGCCGATCTCTTCCCCTCCGATTTGCACCCCACCGGCCCGGCCCAGCTGGCGGCCCTGCGCGCGGCCGTACGTGCCGGATCGACCTTCATGTTCGTCATGGCCAATGGCGATGTGATCGGCCGCGTTGCGGTGGAAAAGGTCAGAGAAACGGGCACGCATTTTCGCAAGATCAACGGTGCACAGAAAATCTCCGTCGCCATCACGCTCAAAGCCACGGGCAGCCGCACGGGCGGTGGCCTCGGCATGCTGTTCACGCTGTTCTGATAGAGGGCTGAATGGAAACCATCATCACCTCTGAGGGCGACATGGTCGATCAGCTGGCCTACCGCCACTACGGCACGCATGAAGGGACCACGGCCGCCATCCTTGAGGCCAATCCGGGCCTTGCCGCTATGGGACCGGTCCTTCCGGCCGGCGTTGAGATCAAACTCCCCGTTATCGAGCGCCCGGTGCCGGAAATTACGGTCAAACTCTATGACTAAGCCGTGGTTTCAGGTCTGGGCCGATGGAGCCGATTTCACCGCCGCCGTTCAGCGCGGCTTGATCTCGCTTACTGTCACCGATGTTGCCGGAGAGGAAAGCGACACGGTGTCGATCACGGTGGCCGACCCCGAGGGCGCCATCGAGCCCCCGCGTAAGGGCGCGCTCATCAAGGTGGCCATGGGTTGGCAGGATGGGCCGCGCGCTTCCATGGGGCTGTTCATTGCCGACACGCCCAAACTGTCGGGCTGGCCGCAGAAGGTCAGCATATTGGGGCGGGCGGCCGATCAGCGCGAAACGTTGAAGCAGCATCGCATTCAGGGATGGGAAAAGAGGACGGTTGGCGCGATAGCCGCCGAGATCGCAGGGCGCAACGGATTGACCTCTGCCGTTTCCAGTGAACTCGCTTCCAAGTTCGTGCCCTTTATCGCCCAGAGCGAAGAGAGCGATCAGCATTTCATGCGCCGCCTGGCAGCGCGCCATGGCGGCATATCCACCGTCAAGGAAGGCCGACTGATCGTGGTCAAGCGCGGCAGTGGCAAGAGTGCGGGTGGCAGCGCGGTGCCGCCGGTCATCATCGCCGGCACCAGCCAGGTGGAGGGCTATGCCTGCACCCTGCCGGATCGCCCGGCCTTCAAGAAGGTGGTCGCCACCTGGGCTGACCGGGAGAACGCCAGGCGACCGGAGGTGAACGTTCCGGCCGGTGACGTGGGTGGCGACTATGTGATCCGCGAGCCGTTCGCCACCGAGGCCGAGGCCAGGGAAGCGGCGCAAGCCAAATCGGAGGAGCTCAAACGCTCAACCGGTGACCTGTCGATGACGCTGATCGGCGATCCGACAATCCGCGCTGAAGCGCCCCTGATCGTATCGGGCGTGCGCAGCGGTGTGGATGGTGGATGGAGTATCCAGAAGGCCAATCACACGATCGAAGGCGGCGGCTTCAGGACCAAGATCGCGGCAGATAAGGGCGAAGGGGGTAAGGCGTGAGCGACTTCACGGAGTTCGATGCGTTCAAGTTGGCATATGCGCCGTGGCCGCTGAAGAATGAGACCATGTACCAGCTCGGCGAGGATCTTGCTTGGGACATCGGTCTAAAGGGCTCGGGCTGGACGCTCGTTATCTCTGAGGGAACACCTTTCGACCTATCAGTTCCTGACCCACTTCGCTGGCTGCAAAGCCCTCATGATCGGCGGCTTTTGCCCGCCGCAGCTGTGCACGACGAGCTGCTTAGGCGCGGCTTCGATGCGGTGTTTGCCGCCGCCGAGTTCCGCCGCGCGGCGCGTGCTCGCGGTATCGGCTCGTGGCGGGCCTGGGCGCTGTTCTTCGCGGTACTCGGCTGGACTTCACGGCCTACATGGGCGGGCGGCTCATGAACTGGTCCTGGTCCGATGTGTATCCAGACCACAAAGTGCTGACGGTGATCTTGCCGCCCGCGCTTGAGGCTGAACTTTGTGAGCAATTCGGTGTGCGCGTTGTTGGTGAGAATGTGGTGGTTTTGGAGCGCCTTAAAGCGCCTTCGAAGCGGCCTCAAAAGGCCTTTAAGCCGGCCCCGAAACCGGCACAAACCACCGCCGCCAAGACGCCGGCAGCGCCTGCGAAGAAGCCGAAACCCGCGCGCGCAACCCAAAAGGCGATGACCCATCTGGCCGCCGGTGCCGTCAAGCAGCTGCGACGAACGGTTTCCGACGATCTTCCCCCTCGGCCCCCGGCCGAGGCGCATCTACCCTCGGCGGTTTCGAAAGGCGATCTGGCCTTGGTGAGCAAGGCAATCGCCAACGGCGAGGTCTCGATTACGGTCTGCCCGCCCATGACCTTCACTCCGGAAGATGAGGTCGTGCCGCTCAACGAGCCGGCGAAGATGAGAAAACACCGCATGGCGCGGCGCAAGCAGCGCCTGGAAAGAGAGGGAGCCCAGCAGGAGGCCAAAGGCGTTTAAGCGCCCCCGACAGCGGGCCTAGATTGGCGTCCCGACCCGCTCGATGCCAACAGAGATAACACCGCACCTGCCGGCTGCTTGCGCAGCGGATAGAGGGTGCGCCTTTATGGGTTATCAGAGCATGAACACGTCCGTCTCGGTCTCACCGCCAGCGGCCTATATCGGCGGCAAGCGCCGTCTCGCCAAGCGCATCTGCATGCAGATCGCCGGCATCGAGCACGGCCTTTATGCCGAGCCGTTCGTTGGCATGGGCGGCATCTTCTTTCGCCGTAACCAGGCGGCCAAACGCGAAGCGATCAACGACATCAATGGCGAGGTCACCAACCTTTTCCGGATCCTTCAGCGGCACTATCCGCAGTTCATGGAAACGCTGCGGTTCCAGATCACCTCGCGCCGCGAGTTCGAACGCTTAAAGGCCAGCGATCCAGCCACGCTTACCGATTTGGAGCGAGCCGGCCGGTTTCTTTATCTTCAGCGCTTGGCCTTCGGCGGCAAGGTGACCGGCCAGAACTTCGGCGTCGATGCCTCGACGCCCGCGCGCTTCAACATGACCAAACTCGCCCCCATGCTCGAGGACGTACATGAGCGGCTTGCCGGCGTTGTCATCGAAAACCTGCCCTGGGCGGAGTTCATCACCCGCTACGATCGTCCGGACGCGCTGTTCTACCTGGACCCGCCTTATTGGAACAACGAGAGCGACTATGGCCAGGGCGTCTTTGGCAAAAGAGACTTCACCGCCATGGCCAAACAGCTGGCTGGCCTCAAAGGCCGCTTTGTGCTCTCCATCAACGACGTGCCAGAGATCCGATCGATCTTCGCGCGGTTCGCGATCGAGGAGGTTCAGCTGACCTATTCGGTGTCGGGCGGCGTCGGATCAAAGGCGAAGGAGCTGGTCATCTCGTCAACCTAGGAGACGCCATGGACGTGCCACCGCCCATCCTCGCAGAAGGCCGAACGGAGCCACGCAACGGGTGGTATCAGACGTGGCGCGACGACAGCGCGACTGACGGCATCTTCTGGAAGCAGGGCTACAAGATGGGCCGTGCCTGGCAGTATTGGGACGGTCGATGGATGTGGGTGTCCTGGTGCAGGCACGGTGGCCATGGACTGGTTGCGACGAAGGAGGAGGCGAAGCGCATGATCGAGGAGAAGGCTGACCTCGCGAACATGTCGATCAGCTGCATGCCGGCACGGGATCACAGGGCGGCCAATCGGCAGTTCAACGTGGCGCGAACTTACTGGCGCGAGGCGGGTTGAACGGCGCTATTTTGGGTCAAAAAGCGCTGCCATCCGAACTTGCGCTTTCTGCCAAGTGAAATTGCGCGCTACACAAACGCCTGCCGTTCGTTGCGAGCTTTCGCGGTTGTGCCGAAGGCACAGAGCAGACGACAATGGCCTTCTCGTCGATTGCTGCGCAAAAGACTTGGTAAAAAAGGACCGAACGAAGGTTAAACTCTTGTGGGTCGCACTCGGCGATTGCTCCGCAATCACCTGTTGCTAGTTCCGCCAATCGCAAGCGATTGGCTATGGCGGACAGGGTGGGATTCGAACCCACGGTACGGTTGCCCGCACGCTGGTTTTCAAGACCAGTGCCTTCAACCACTCGGCCACCTGTCCAATGAACACGCTTGTGGCGCAGCTTTTTGCGCGTTGCAAGAGGCGAGGTCTGATCTGCTGGGTTGAAAAAGGCACATGTGAGTGAAGGCGTGTGCCCATCGCTGCCAATTCATCGATGACTGCACTTCGCCCCATACAAAAAGGGCTGGTCCTTCGACCAGCCCTTTCTATGTTTCAGCAGCGTGCCCTAGTTCGGGTAAGCGTCGTCGATGCCTTGGATGTAGAAGTTCATGCCCAGGATCATATCAAGCGGTGCTTCTTCACCTTCGGCCACCACTTCCTCACCGTCCTGGTTGAAGATGGGTCCGGCGAACGGATGGATGTCGCCAGCGATGATGCCTGCCATCGTTTCTTCGGCGACGGCCTGGGTCTCAGGGGACATGTTGGCGAAAGGAGCAAGCTGGATCATGCCATCGGCCATGTCACCAAGGGCCGAGCCCGTTTCCCAGGTCCCATCAGCGACCGCCTGGACACGTTCGATGTAATAAGGTGCCCAGTTGTTGACGATAGCGGTCAGCTGCGCTTCTGGAGCGAAGGCGCCCATATCAGAGTCGTTGCCGAACCCGCGCACGCCGCGCTCTTGTGCCGTTTGAAGCATGGCAGTGGAATCAGTGTGCTGGACCAGAATGTCGGCGCCTTGGTCGATAAGTGCGTTGGCGGCTTCGGCTTCGCGCGGCGGATCGTACCAGGTGTTGACCCAAATGATCTTCACTTCGACATCCGGGTTCACCGACTGCGCACCGAGCATGAAGGCATTGATGCCGGACACAACTTCTGGGATCGCGTAGGAGGCGATGTAACCGATGGTGTTGCTCTCGGTTTCAAGGCCAGCAATTTTGCCCAGGACGTACCGGCCTTCGTAGAAGTGGCCATTGTAATTGGCAAAGTTCTCCGACGACAGATAGCCGGTGGCGTGCTCGAATTTCACGTCCGGGAAGCGCTCGGCCACTTCCTGCACCGACTCCATGTAGCCGAAGGATGTTGCAAACACGATGTCATGGTCAGACCGCGCCAAACGCTCCAGGGCTCGCACAGCGTCAGCGCCTTCCGACACACTTTCCAGGAAGGTCGTTTCGACCATATCGCCCAGTTCGGCTTCCATCGCCAGGCGTGCCTGGTCGTGGGCATAGGTCCATCCATGATCGGAGACAGGGCCGACGTACAGGAACGCGGCTTTGACGGTGTGATCGTCGGTCTGCGCCACCGATGCGGCGCCCAAAGACAGGGCGGCGGCCGTGGCGAGGACCGTCAGAGATGATGTCAGTTTTTTCATCTTGGCATCCTTTGGTTCAGTTTCATTGATGGCGGGTGAGGAAAGTGCCATGCGGAGGGCCATCGCGATCCGCACGACACAGGATCAGTTAGCGGTCTGGCACGAAGGCTCGGCCAAGCGCGGCGGGTGTGTTTCGGCGCATCATTGCCTGGTTGCGCGAGAGCAAAACCAGGGCCACGATCGTTGCAATATAGGGCAGCATGGTCATTGCCTGCGGCGGTACGCGGATACCGAACGCTTGGGCATGCAGTTGCAAGATGATGACGCCACCGAAGAGATAGGCGCCAGCGAGCGCACGCCAGGGTAACCAGGTGGCAAAGACCACGATGGCAAGGGCAATCCAGCCGCGTCCGGCGCTCATGCCCTCGGTCCATTGCGCGGTGAGCACCAGAGACAGATAGGCGCCGCCAAGGCCTGCGCAAAGTCCGCCAAAAGCCACGGCGCCCATGCGGATCAAGCGAACATCGCGGCCAAGCGCGTGCGCCGCTTCGGCGTTTTCGCCAGTGGCGCGTAAGACGAGGCCAACCCGCGTTTTAAAGAGCGTGTAGCTGACACCGGCTACGATAGCAAAGGAGAGGTAAACCAGGATGTCGCGATCAAAAAGCGCCGGACCAATGAATGGGATCGCGCTGAGCCCAGGAATCGTAATGGCTTCGAGCCGAACCCCAGGCGTGCCGACAAAACTTTCCCCGATCAGGCCGGCAAGGCCCAAGCCCAGCAATGTCAGGGCAAGGCCCGTCGCCACTTGGTTGGAGGCGAGATAGACCGTGAAAAGGCCGAACAACAACGACATCCCGACGCCAGCCAAGCCGCCAGCGATTGCACCAAGGTAAGGGTTGCCGGTCGTCAGCGAGACACCAAAGGCAACAACGGCGCCCATGATCATCATGCCTTCGACGCCTAAATTGAGGACGCCGGAACGCTCGACAACCAGTTCACCGATGGCCGCGAGCACGATGGGGGTCGCAGCGCCAACAATGGTAACGAGAATACCCTCAAGTAGCATCGGCCACCTCGCTGGCAACGGGCGCAGGGGCAGCCTTCGGCGCTGGTTTCAATCGGAGTTGATAACGAACCAGTGTGTCGCAGCCGAGAACGAAGAACAGCAGCATCCCTTGGACGACGCGAGCCATCTTGTCCGACAGGCCGAGCGAGATCTGGGCGGCCTCCCCACCTAAAAAGGAAAGCGCTAGCAACAACCCGGCAAACAAGATTCCCCATGGGTTCAATCGGCCGAGAAAGGCAACGATGATGGCCGTGAAGCCGTAGCCCGGCGAGATGGTTGGGCGCAGTTCGCCGATTGGGCCTGCGACCTCCATAATCCCGGCAAGACCGGCCAGAGCGCCGGAAAACATCAGCGCGCCGTAGGTCAGCGTCTTGGAGGAAAAGCCGGCGAACCGGGCCGCGCGCGGCGCCTCACCAACCACTTTGAAGGCGTGCCCAGCGAGCGTACGGCTCATGACAAACCACATCACGGGGACGGCGGCGAAGGCGATCAGAATGCCGACATGCAGGCGCGAACCAGGCAGCGTGGCGAGCGACTGTTCATCGGAGAAATTGCGCGATTCTGGAAAGTTGAAGCCGCCTGGATCACGCCACGGACCGCGCACCAAATAGTCCAAGATGAGCAGGGCGATATAAGCCAGCATCAGAGAGGTGAGGATTTCATTGGCGCGAAACTTG